CCAATGCGGCGATCGCTGGAACTGGCGGCCAGGCGCAGCATCGCGGGCGTCACCACGTAAGCGGCCGTGCCGTCGCGGCTGGCAGTGATGCCAGAGGCGAGCACCGTCTCCAGGTCGGAGTCGGCCGCGTTCATGATGCCCACCGAAGCGGTGATGGTCGGGCTGGCGTTGGTGTCCAGATCGTCCGAGTCGTAGGTGATACCCACCAGCACGCAACCAGCCGGGAGGATGGTCACAGAGCCGGCATCGTTGGCGTCAAGGTCAGCGTCCACCAGAGCGATCGCGTCGCGCTGGGCCACCACCTCAATACCAGCCGGGAACAAAGCCGGCTTGCGACCGGTCAGGCGGTCATTGCTGTTCGTGAAAGCCATTTGGTTTTCTCCTTAATCAGAATCAGCGGGCGGCCGCGGCGGTGTCCAGCGAGAACACACCGAAGTCCTGAGCACCAGCGGCGGTGGTGAAGGTCACTTTCTTCACGCCGAAGATGCTGGAGGTGGAGATCACCACCTTGTCGCCGTTGTCACGGGTTTCCTCGTGCCAGTCGAAGCGCAGGTTGGTGCCCGGCGAACCGAACGCCACCACGGCGGCCTGGGAGCCCATGAACAGTGCGCGAGCGGCTTCCACGTTGCCGGCACCGGCGTTGTTGAAGCGGATCACGTTGCGGTGGCTGTGCAGGATCACGCCGCGGTACATGCCCAGCGAACCCTTGAAGATCGGGTTCTTGCGGCCTTCTGCACCAGCAGCAGCCTTCTGGATGTCCAGCCACTGGCCGGTCGAGGTGTTGCTGCGCAGGTCGTCCTCTTGGAAGGTGTGCATCACGCAGACAAAGGTTTCCTCGCCGTCGATCTTGCACGGCTGGAGCACCGGCACATCGGTGGCACCGCCACCCTGGCTGTCAGCCTTGGTCTTGGCGCGGTCGATCAAACGCAGATCGAACTTGTCGTTCGCGTCGATGTTGTTGAAGGCGGTGGCGTCGTTGCCGTACAGGGTGTGGTACTGGTCGGGTGCCACCAGGCCGTTGTTGGCGCGGCCGGTGTAGCCAGCGGGCAACAGGAAGTTGGCGTTGACGCCGCGAGCGCCAGACAGGTAGATGAACAGCAGTTCGTCCATCAGGCGGGCCCACCAGCTGGATTGCTGGCGCTTGGCTTTTTCACGCAGGTCGTGCAGCGTGCGCTTGCGCGTCATGCGGCCGCCTGTGTTCACACCACAACGAGCCTGATCGATGTAGATCTGGTCGGTGTAAAACTTCTGGCCTTCTTCCTTGCCTTCGAGGATGTCCTCGCCTTCCACCGGAGCCATCTTCAGCTCGGCCAGCAGGTCGTAGCTGATGGTTTCGCCAGCGTCAGATTCCAGATCGGTCAGGATCTGGATGGGCACCTCGGCCTCGGCGCCGCGCGCCATGAAGCGGGAATTGAAGTAGGACTTTTGGCTGGTGTCGTAGGCCAGCATGCCGGCCCACTTCTTGACTGCTTTGGGATCTCCGACCCCCACGATAGTGCGCGCCATAGAAATTACTCCTTAAAAGTTAGGCACTTTTTCGGAGCACTCCTGCGCTCACACCTTCGTCACCTGATTTGTGACTGCATGACAGATTGCCATGCTTGCCACGACATCACACCATGCTTGCCACGGGCTCGCGCCCCTCGGTTGCGGTTTTTTGAATGCGCACATCCTTGGGCGCCGTCACACGCAAGCGGCACAACTGGCCGCTCTTGTGCAACAGCTCCACGGTCACGCCATCGGACATCGCCAGGCACTCACCCGGCCGCACATCGATGATGAGACTGGAGAGCTTGGTGTCGGTCATGCTCAGCCCTTGAGGTACTTCGCTCGCTGGGCAGGGCTCATGCGGGCAATGGCCTGCTCCAGTTCCCAGCCCTCCAGGGCATCGATGTCCGAAAACTCGGATTCCACGTCACCCGGACCGTCCGAACCCGGCACCTGGGCCAGGGTCTTGGGTGCGGCGTCCAGTGGCGGCTTGCGCTTGGCCTTGGCATCCTCGATGGTTTCGCGCTTCACGGGCGCCACGCCATGCAGGGCCTGCACGCGCTTGTGCGCCTCTTGCAGGAACCACTCCATCGGCTTGTCCGCGTTCTCCTGCTTGTTGGCCAGGAACTTGACGAACGAGTCCAGATCCTCGGCCTTGGCCGCGTCCTTGCGGTAGTCGATGCCGCCCTCGTCCTTGGAGACGCGCGACAAAAAGGTGTTGACCGTGTTCTGCCACTGCTGGGCCGCGGTCTGCTGCGTCATCTCCTGGGAGATCTCGGCCTTGGCTCGGGCCACCAGCAGGCGCTCGCGCTGCTCGGACAGTTCGGCCAGGCCCGCGTCGCGCTCATCGATGTCGATCTCGCCGTCCTTGAACTTCTGGCGCAACTCGGCGTCGCGGTCCTTCAGGGTCTTGATCTGGTCGTCGTAATCGCTGGGCAGCTGAGCCTCGTAGCGGGGCACTGCCTGGCGTGCCGGGGCTTCGTCCTCGGCGGCATCCTCGGCCGCGGCCTCTGCCGGGGCGGTCTTGCCCTCGATCGGAGCGGCGTCGTCGTCACCGTCATCCGCATCATCTTGATCGCCATCATCGTCGTCCGATGCGTCGGACTCGCCGGCCACCTTCTTCAGCGCTTCCAGATCGGCCTCGCTGTGTTCGGTGCCTTCAATGGCTTCGCGTTCTTCGGGGGTCAGGGTGGCCAGTGCGTCGGCGTCCAGTGCAGCACTCATGCGCGCTTCTCCTTGGGGTTGAAAAATCTCAGTCGTCGGTGGCCACCGCAGCGGCCTCCATCATCTTTTTCTTGGCGTAGGCCTTGGCTTTTTCGTAGCGCTTGGGATCGGCCTTGATCTTTTCGGCCTCCATCAGGACGTGGCAGTCCGATTCACAGCGCCACTCTTCATCGGGCTTGATTGCGACGGCTTTCGAGCGTTTCGTTGCCATGGGGTACTCCAGAAAGGTCGGATGACGATGCCATGCTTGCCACGTTCAGCGGCGCAGTGCAGACAGCGCGCGGCTGATCTCGTCTTGCTTGATGGCGCTGCCGCGGCTGGAGCCCAGCCAATACGCCACTGCGGTGGCAAACGCACCGATCAGCTGGCCGGCGATCAGGTACACCACCTCTTTGTTGGCAGGCGGCGTCTCGTACATGAACAGCCCGGCCACCAGCAACGCCACCATGGCCGCCAGCGTGAGCGTGAGCACCCAGGGCATCCAGTGGTCGCGGTGCGTGGCGCGTGCGTGCTGGACATCGCCCAGGTAGGCGCGGTCGAGATCCGCCTCCACATCCATCACGGCCTTGCGGAAGTCCAGAGCCAGCTTGGGGTCGAACTGCAACGCTTCCAGCGCTTCGTTGCCGCGCTTGCCGGTCACGGCTGCGGCAATGTCCACCACCTGTTTGGCCGCCTCTTCCGCTTTGCTGCTGCCTGTCACCCACTTGATGATGCTGGGGGCGAACTGGGACAGGCCCATGGCGATCGTGATCGGGTCCATTACGCAAACTCCGGTGAGAGGGCTTCTTGGTAGTACGCCAGGCGCTCGCGGGCGTGCAGCATGGCCGGGCCATTGATCGCGCGCGTCGTCGCATCGAAACGGCCGGCGTCGATCAGCTCGTTGCAGCCAGTGGAGCGCCAGTACCAGGCGGCTGGCAGGCAGGCGTCGCTGGGCTCGGCCACCAGCTCGGGGTTGCTGACGTAGGGGCGCCCCAGGGCTTGCGCCGCCCGCGTGTAGTTCGCCAGGCCGGTCAACTGGAACAGGCCTCGACCACGGTAGCGCCAGCCGTCGCCGCTGGCCTCGTCGCCGTTGCCGTTGCGCCCGGCATAGACGCGGTTGGCCAGCGCCTTGGGGTTGCGCGTCAGCGGCGTGGCCTCGGCCAGCGACTTGACCCGGCTCGGGAACACCGCGCGGATGCGCTCGGGCGTGGTGTAGAACAGGTTTTCTTCCAGGCGCGTGAACCGTGCCGACTCGGCCATGCACTGCGCAATGAACGCGGCCTGGCGCTGCGGCGTGTTGATCGCGTGCAGGATCATCGCCGCTTGCAACGGGTCGGCAAACTGCCGGGCCTGGGTTGGGTTGACGCCCACGCGGATCAGGTAGTCGATCACCACAACCTCCACCAGAGCAGCGGCCAGAGCAGGAAGAACATCACGACTTCACCCCTTCCTTGAACGACTGCCAGACTGCAAACGCCAACCAGCCGGCCGCCACCCACAGACCCGAGGACAAGAACTTTGACAGCACCTCACCCTTGATTCGGGCCCAGGCGTCCGCTTCCTTGATGCTCTTCTCGTGGAACGCGCGATGCCCGTGCGGGTCGCCACCAGGGAAGGCGTCGGTGATGAGGTGGTGCAGCTGCGCGAACTTGGTGTCCATGTGCAGCATCAGCTTCTCTTCCATCTTGGAAACCCGGCGCTCAACCTCTTCCTCGACCATCAGGGCGATCTGGGCCTCGGTCAACTCGGTCATGAAAAAACCGGTGCGGCGGCGCTCAGGCCCCTCGTATGCGCGCTCGTCGCTCATGCTTTACCTTCCTCTTGCTGGTCTTGCTGTGATTTGGCGGACTGACGCTCCGCGATGGCTTCCATGGCCCGCATCACCTGGTCGAGGCGCTGCTGGATGGCGGCGATCTTCTGGTCGCTGGCGGCCTGGATCTCGGCCACGCGCTCCTTGGCGGCGGCATCGATGCGCGCCGTCTCGATCCTGGTGTCCGCATCCGTGCGGATCTTCATGGTCTGGTTGGCCAGGTCCGACTGGGCCTTGCGCAGGGCTTCGGACAGCCGCTCGATTTCCTGGCTGGCCTGCTGGCGCACCTGCATGAGGGCGTTTTGCATATCTGCCTGGGCCTGCTGGGCCGCCTGACCTCCGTCACCCATCATCGCGGCCTGCGCTTCGCTCTCCAGTTTGGTCGCGCGGGCGTTGATCTCGCGGATCTTGGCGGCCTGCTCTTCCAGGGCCTGCATGGCCTGCTGGCGCTGCATCTGGAGCGCTTCGGCCTGGGCCTGCATCTGCTGCTCCATCTGCTGCGCCTCTTCTGGCGTCATCGGCTTGTTGGGGTCGCGCTCGCCGGTCAGCTTGCGGATCTGGTCGGCCACCTCGTCCTTGTTGGGGAGGTCCGAGAAATCCATGGCGATCGTCATCAGGCGCAGCGCCACCTCGGGCGGCAGGCGCGTGGCCAGCTGGTTGAGCGCTTCAAACATCACCTGGCGCATGGTCCCGGCGTAGTCCGCCTCGCTCACAATGAAGTCCGCGGCCGATGCGGTGATGTCGTTGATGAAGCGCACCGTGCCATCGGCCTGCATCTCGGGCACGTTGAGCTTGACCCACTCCAGCGCACCCTTGGCGCCCGACAGGCGCACCACTTTTTCCTCGGTGTAGAACTGCTCGACCAGGCTCAGCTGCTTCTCGCCCGAGACTTGCACCGCCAGGCGCAGGTTGTCGAACGGCTCGGTCGTCACCACGGAGCCTTGCAGCTGGCGGGCCTTGATCGCCTCGCCACTCACTGCATTGGTCTGGCGCCCCATGTTCTCCTGGGAGACACCGGCGCTCTTCTGAATGCTCTGGGCATCCAGCGTCATCATCTGGATCTGGCCCGTCGCGGCATCGGTGTCGCGGCGGATCACCAAATCCTTGCCGGCCTTCTTGATGATGAGCCCGTCTGGGCGATCGGCCTCGTCGCGCAGCGTGTTCCAGTCGTCGGTGGCGCCCTCGTCCGCGATGATCTGGTTGGTGTTGAGCATCCACAGCGCTTTGGATGCCCGCTTGTTCAAGTCCTGCTGGATGTCGCGCACCCGGCGGATCACGCCATACGGCAGGCGATCGCGGCCGCGGCGGTAGCACCACACCGGCGTCAGGCTGAAGCGGTTGTGGCGGAAGATCGACGGCCCCATGGCCAGCAAGTGGCTCTCGGTCATCACGGCCATGTGCACGCGCATGACCACCTTGTCGATGATCGAGCCGCCCACCTGGCCCAGCGCGTTCATGAGCGCACCGTCGCGCTCATTGAAGAACATGCCCTTGAGCGGGCCGTCCGCGATGATCTTGGATTGGGCCGGCTTGCGGTACTGGGCTTCGATCAGCTTCACGCGGCGGCGCTTGGCGTCCACCATCATCCCGGAGCCTGACGCGCGCAGCGTCCCGGTCTTGGAGCCCGAGATGAGTTCCTCGGCGCTGTACCAGGTGTCCTCTTCCCAGTCGGACATGGCCGCGTGCTGGGAATCCTCCACCGCCTGGCGAATCACGTCCTGGCGCTCGGGGAACATCATCAGCGCCACGTCCTCATCCACCCAGCGCCAGCGGAACAGGTAGCGCGCGTCGCTCAGGTCGTGCTCGTAGGAGGCGGAGTCCCACAGCACGTTGCGCCAGTCCTCGTACTTGGAATAGAGAATGTCCTGCGTCGGGTCGTCGCGCACCCCGTCATCGATCCAGCCCACGCCGGCCTTGATGGCGTCGCTGAACGCACGCGAGCGCACGAACTGCACCCGGTTGATGTCGGAGACGAACTTCATGACCTTCGTTTTCACGTCGGCCAGCTCCACATCGTCCTCGGTGCGGGGCATCACGCGCCAGTCCACCCGCGTGCGGCGCTCGGTGCCGATCAACCAGTCCACCATCGGCGCCACTTCGTTGTACACCAGGGGCATCTGGCCGCGGTCGCGCAACACCTGGGCGTCCTCGGGATCCCATTGGAGATTGTTGTAAAAATCATCGTCCATTGCCATTTCAAGACGATTGGCGGACTGTTTATCTTTTTCGTAGTAATACCAAGTCAGAAGCTGACGCAATTCCTTACGAGCCTCTTCACTTTCAAGTGGATGGCCAGTGAAGGCCGCCAATTCATTGCGTTCTTCACCAGTAAAAATTTCGTTGTCGCCCTTGGCGCTGCGCTTCGATCGAATGTCAAACTGCTCCATATTCGAC